CTAAAATGTTTTACATTATTTATCAAACAATGTAAAACAGTATAAATGCGTAAGTATAAATATGGCACTTACGAGCCAGGGTTTGGGAAGAATATCGTGGTCTTCTTAGTTATTGGAGGAAAACCAATGAATACTCCTACTCGTGTCTCATCTGCAAACGCAGTTGCTAATGTCGTGTATGTTCTTATTGTCGTGTCATCTGTAAAACCGTTAAAAAGGTTGCAGATGATATCCCACTGACTAAAGGCATTAGAAAAATAATCTGGGACATCGTCAAAAGTCTGATAGTTCAATAACGAGTGATAGATACTCTGAAATGGTATTTGAAACTCTCCAACTTGTGAATCTGAAAAACGTACTATGGGGGGTAATAAGTACGATGCAGGTCTATTTGCATAGCCGATCGCCACTGTTCCACTCGCCGCACTTCCAGTTGACAGAGTCGGTTGGGGGTTATTCGTACAAAATCCGGTTATCTTAGTCGCATAGTTATTTGCGCCATTAGACGATTTGGCAAACGTCTGTATCTTAAAATTCATAGGGCCTCGAAATAGTCGGTAAGACGAAAACAACACCGACATAATGCCACCTATTACTTGTCCGTAAAAATAAAATCGGACTGAGTTATTACCGACACCTAATGTTCCGGCGGCAGTACTAACAGTCTGGTAGCGCTTGCACATCTCACGAAGATTTGAGTAAGTCTCACCAAAGTGATGTATCTTCGGATCGTAAGTTAATACATCACCTATCCCAAGTGACACTACATTATTATCTGTTTTGTCATCCAAGTTCAAGTCATTATTATTACCAGCTGACTTGGTTGCTTTAGTTCTTCCCGATTCTAAAGCAGCTTTCTGTTTCTTCTTCCTACTAAATTGTTGCAGGTCATATATGCCACCAATTATTGACAATGTGTGCAATTCAAAATCATCCGCTCCACACACAAAGATGTTAATGTCAACATTATTGGCCACATTATTGGGTGATTTCAGAGGTACTGATATACGTACATCAAAAATGCCTGTAACAAAATCCATTGACCTAAAAGCATTATCAGTCAATGTATCACTCAATCGTTCTCCATTCCAAACTCTCTTCCAAGGTATATCCGAATGAAATGGAACCTTGACTTCAATGGTGTTATTTGTGTTCCTTACAGTCTGAGAATTAACGTATTGTGACATCGCAGTGACATAATCAGCCGGCACGGTTGTAGTTGCTGGGTGATTACAAAAATCCAATCTTCCCTCATGAAACGTGGTACCTACTATTTGAAAGAAAAAGTTGATACCACCTCTCCAATACGTAAACATATTCGACAAAAATCCTATAGGCGTTGGTTCAAAATACGTGCCAGCTACTGGAACTTTACCAGCTATCAGGTGGGCTGGAGATACAATGGTTGAATATAAAATATCTCCAACATTCTGAGTAGCCGACCAGTTTACAGTTGTTAGGTAAACTGGCTTCTTAAGCAAATATTTCAAGTCAGTCTCATCGACAGTATCCCCAAACTGATCAGTCGTTATATATTGCGCAGACGGTTCTAAAGTCATTCTTTCCAAGTTCTCAATACCTCTAGAAGCCGACATATACTGAGCATCTTTCGTGGTCAATGGCGGTGGATATTCGGTCACCGCAGGCTTATCCATTAAAATACCTGCCACAGCTCCAGTAACTTCTGCAGGTAAAACGCTCTCAACAATCTTATCAAGTTCCTTACCAATACCTCCACCAATCCCTTGAAAGACACCTGCTTCTTTACGTGCCCTAACAAGAGTGTACCCTAACGTGTTAGCCTCTTTCTCCAATGCATCCTTAAAAGTGCCATTAGATGGTCTTGGCACCCGAAAGTGAGAGCCTTCAAATGAAACGTAAACTTTAACCTCAACGCTATTTGACGCTCCCGTTGCAGCTTGCAAAGGATTAAGCACTTGACAATGTAATTGGCCTAAAGCGTCTCCAAAAACCAAATCAATCCACCCTTTATGATAACGAAAGGGAATTTCCATATCAATAATAGTACCGTTAGCGGGATCTAAGAACGCATGTTGTAACTGCGTCCATCTAGTCGGTGTAAACTTCTGTCCAGCTACAATATTATTGCGAGGTATCATTGTGGGTAAGTAGTAAATGCCGAGGCGTCCCTGATGGAATCGAGAAGCCACTAGCTGAAAACGAACTTTGATCTTTTCACATCTCCACCATTGGAATCGTATAAATGGTGCAGATACTAGCGCGTTTTGCAGCAAGTCTGAGGGCACATCTAACATCGAGATGCCTCCCACAATAGGCAATTCTGTTCCAACTGCATCAGTCAAGGACCAAGGAAATGCTCCCACTAGATTTTCACGTAGTAGCATTTTCTGAAGATCCCAGTCAATCTCATTTAAATGGGCTTGGGCACGAGACATACTTGGCTTGATGGCTCCATCTGCGGCTTTTCTCACGACCGTCTGTTGCTGTTCTGATAACGTGACACCGACATTAGTTGTTATCTGTGGCGTTGCGTCATCTATAGAAGATTGTGTGCCCTCTACGTTGACGGCAACCGCAACATCTTCTTCCGGCTGTTCGACAGTCATACCGTCCACTGATTTATGAGACGGACCTGACTCAGGGTTAGCACGAATTTTGGTGGCACCAACCTTAGCCGCATGTTCTTGGCTGTTCAGATGTCTCAGCATATCATCGCTCGTGCACATATCCAAATCACAATAATTGCATTTTAAGCACTTCTGTTCTTGCCGAAGAGCTGCCAAATCTTTTCTAAGCACTTCACACCTTTTAATCTGTAAATCGACTGAATGTTCCGCTTGCTTCACCTCATTTTCAATACACTTGATACGTGAAGCTGATTCCAAGTGTTTTTCACGCAGCGTTTGTAGTTCTTTCTTAAGTTTATCAATCCTAGCAACTTGTAATTGGATTGAGTAATTTGCCTGCGTCACCTCATTCTCCAAACATTTAATTTGTTTATCTGTATTCATGTTGTCGTGACGACCCATTTCCGTAACTACTGCAACTTTAAAATTGTTGTACTGAGTTGAGAAATCAATCGCCTTCTCTAATGCCTTTTTGAAGGCAAGAGGATTGCTCACAACGGTTCGAGTATAACCAAAACTACCGTGTGGATCACTAATAAAGCCGAATCCTAAATATGCCATCTTAAGAGGATAGTATGATATCAAGTTGTACGTTCCATGCTGTAACACTTTTGCTCTATATGATTTAAAAACGTCTTCCCCATAAAAGAAAAGATTTCGTAGAACATCGTTAATATTATCTTCAGTTGCAGCATGGTGATCATCACACTTTCTTATCCAATTCATTGTGTCTAAGTTTGCGTCCATATCAAATAGAGGTACAAAACGATCATACCTATATCCCGTCTTTGTTTTGAGGAAAGTACAAGACTCAATCTTTTGATACGGAAGCAACTCTCCGGACTTCGATGCCGGGGTGTATTTTTGTTGGTGTTCCAAAAACAACTTTGCTATCGTGATGTTATTAAATTGCTCGACGAACCCTCGTGAAACTGCCAGGAAGTTGTCATCACCCGCATACTTTTCACGAACGTACTGTCTAAAATATATCAAATCATTGAACGGCGATGAGACTAGCGATAGCCATGCTATTCTCATCAAGACTGCATTAACAAGTGAGTTCACAACAAATGTTAAATACCATCCAGACGGCATGCAACCTGGTATTTCTAAAACAACCGTCTCCAAATCTTTCTCGAAAGGCCATGTAATTCTCAAATAGGGAAAGACGGCATGCATTATTAACACAAGTCTCTCAACGTTTTTGTTCTTATAATAAGCGTCAAAAAATCTTGCTAACTTAATTGCTATACCTGCTTTGAAACGTCCGTCCCACTCTTCTTGATCTCCATCCAGACCCACATCACTAACGCTTTTAAAATTTGTTATTATAGCGTGCCATTCCATTGATGCCCGATTCATGCCAAGCGTAGAGAAGGTACTCGCTCTCGTTCTTTTAAAGAAAGTATTAAATCCTCCAAAACACCTCTTATTATGCATAAATGATGTTATTGATCCAGCACAGAACACACGAGTCTTACCAAGCTTCACTTTTTCAATCTTCCTTTTCTCATCCTTTAAAGTAGCTAAGAATGGATCACTTGGTACAATACCCGACTTAATCTTTAAATCCCACTCATCGTAATGTTGTTGCGCAGCAGAATTTAGCGACAAGTTTCCAGGCTCCCCATCAATTACCAAGCGTTTTGGACCTCTGGTTTTAGGATCTAATGAAAACGGGTAACCTGATGATGTGCTGAGATCGACTGAATCAACCTGCCCCGGTATTCCATTCAAACATTCATGCAAAGTTAGTTCGCGATCTATATCCTCAGATGTTTTTAGCGGTATAAGCTCTTCAATCAATGCGTCAATTGCCATCTCAGTTAAGTTCTCATCAAACTGTTTGGTACTAAGACCATACTTATTCAAGGCCTTCTGCATAGGGTCTATATCACCTGTCTTTCTAAGCAACGCCGGCACCATAGTGTGTTCATGTACCTTATCAAAAATGTCTGACTCAACTAGCTCCGTTTTTCCAGAGCTCATTATGTGATTTGTTGATTCAAGCACAAACTGAGCTTTGTTTATTCCTTCACGATACCCGAGTTGCAGCTTTGCTTTCTCATGAGGCATATCTGCTTCGCGAGATATTTTCGATGTACCTGCAAACTGTACCAGCAACTTCAGGATTTCACCTTTATTCAAAGCCATCGCAAAACTCATATTTGCATTATCCGGACTTCCGCTGTTATGAAGTCCAATTATCTTGAGAGAGCCGCCTTCATGAGCCATAACCGGATTGCCGCAATCGCCGGCTTGATGAGGACAATTATAAGCTATATGACATACTGTTGGGCGCATGTCATCACGCTCATAATCTAAAATCAAGTGCGTCTTTTTAATGTTTGTCTCCCGTATAAAAATTTCCATAGCACTATTCCTCCTTACCACATATCCTGCCGTGTCTTTTGAAAATACCTGTGACGGTAGCATAGACGTTATATTAATATAGGGTTGAATATGGTCCGGCATTTCTATTAAAATTAAGTCGGCTCCCTCCACGGATATCTTCTTGCACTTATCTACATGTATTTCATAGACAGCCTCGTCTGTAGCCCTGTGTGTATAAATAAAGAGCTGTTTGGAACTGTTTATAAAATGTTTTACGGTTATCATAATCCTACCACAAATAAATAAGCCATTTACGCAATAACTATCTTCATTTACCAAGAAAACTTGGTTGCGCAAGACTTTATTTATTATACCATCATCATTTTGTTGCCCAGCTTCAGTTCTAACCACCACTGGCCGAAGAAATTGCTTGGTCGGCATTCTAGATCTTGTAGCTACCTCACCTGACTCCGCATCTGCTCCATACATGAGCTTTAAGCCGAGCCAAGCTAGGGCGAATGCACCAGCAACGGCAAGCACAGCATCTTTCCAAAAGACCTGATTCTGACTAGTAAACTCGGCCCACGCATGCGTAGCAGCAACTATAGTAAACAAGCTAAAGACCCCTGTCTGTTGTTTTGCCTTTACAACTTTAGCTCTAACGTCGTTATAACATTTCAGAAAATCATATGCAGGTGTTAGGTTAGCTGTTCTATTCAACTCAATATCTACATTAATTTGATCCTCAAAGTGTTTTTTGTACAATTCAGCCAACTTGTCCTGCAATTCATGCATTTTATATCCTGTCTCCCGTTGTTCGTTTGTAATCTTCCCATATTCATCTTTATCACCAAATATATCACCATTGGGATTGGGAAGAAGGTCTTGGGTTCCTTTGAAATTTGTGCTATATAAATTATATCTAAAGCCAGGTTTGTACTGATGGCTCCAATCAATCACATAACCAAGTCTTCTGGCCAACGCAGTCGATGAAGCTTGCTGATGTATATGGTTAAAATTTGAGAAGTTTGTGAGTAGCACAACAATTGGTGAATCAAATGATGTACCTTTGATACCAACTGTATGATCTGAAAGACCAGCAAAAGGAGGCAGGTAGTCAGCTCCTGACACTATACTCATCAATTCACCCGCCGCCTTATCATCTACCTGTGAGCCAAAATCGTCATAAACGAAGATCTTATGTTTCTGGGGATTATAGCCGTCAAAATACTCTGATGAAGAATTACGCGTATAACTCATTGCTTTAATCTCCTCTATTGTACCTCCAAGTATTTTCGCCAATAGCGCGGGCCAGCTTGAACTTTTGCCGGTACCTGGATCGCCTCTTAGCGTCAGAACAAATGGTATTGGTTTGCTACCATGTGTAACCGGTCGTACAATGCTAGCAGCATTCTTCCAATATGATTGAAGCATAGTAGTTACAGCTTGATTTGGTACGTATTCTTTACATATGTAAACTTCAGCATCCTGCCAGGCCTTAGCAAATTCTTTATATACATGTGCAGAGCCGAAGTTATCACCTGTTAACAACTTCAAATAAGTTTGGACCATTGTGTAAACTGGATTGCCAGGTGTTTGTGAATCATGTCCAAATCTCTTTCTAGGATCAGATATGCTAAAGAACTTTGTTATCCAGTTTGGCAATCTATCGAAGAATTGCATTACTAGCTCATGAACATTTCTCCAGCCAGTAAACATAGCATTGAAATCTTTTATAAGGCTCATCGCTAAATTAGGGCCTAGCATCTTTGTTAATCCAAACAAGGGTTCTAAAAATGATGATAATCCAAATTCAGGTGTTACTTTGGCGTATCTCACGTTGCCATGCTCACAATGCTCATTCCCACACTTGCATTTGTCGCGATCAAAGTCATAAGGTTTTGGCAACCGGACATCGACCCCAAGGCCAAGTAGCGTTTTCGTCCACATTAATTTAAGATGTTCTTCTTCCAAAAAGGCCATTAATAGCAAAGATCTCTGTATTGAATTGTGAGTATTGAAAAACTGCCACATCAACATGCCGTAAGTGACTGGTCTATTGATAATTGCAATACCTATGTGTCTTAAGAAGGCTATAACATTATCCCAAGCAAGTGATATGACCTTAGCAAACGCCACATCTTTCACTTTATTAACCACTTTAGCTTCAACCCACTTACATATCATATTCTTACAATTAACAGCCATATCAATCATTTTATCCCACAACGATTTTAATGTTGTGATCCAAGTTGTATCTGGTTGACCTGCATTATCGGCTTGAGCTTCTTTCTTAACATCAACCTTTTCTTTCGCAGCGTTATTCATTGCTTTTGCAAACTGTTCTGGTGTTTTGCTCATGTGAAACTCGTCACCGTCGGATTCACTCAAGTAATCCAAGGCGTTTATAATCTGTCTCTTCTCATTTTTGCGCCGCATCGCATCTGCAATTTCTTTCTCTGATAACGTCCTGCCTGCTTCAGGGGTTGCTTTAATCGTTGGAAAATCGGTAAGGAGCTTTGCCTTCTCTCCCTCTGTGAGATCGCCATCATCTTGTTGTGGATAAAACTGCGGCAACGCGTTCCAAGTTTTAGTTGTAAATTCTTTAACCGTTGGCTTATTTTTAAGCCTAGTATAAATTATCGGCCTCATTAATGTTGCACCTATAGTGACATATTGCGTTCTCCTGCAAAAATCACAAAAATATATCTCGCATGCAATTGTATCATCTAAAACTTCTCTAACCTGCGTTTTCGTGCAGTTGATACAACAGCGATCACTCATACGATTGGTCAGCAACTCAAGAGTGCAGTAGCATTTCAACTCAATATAAAGTGGTTCAAGTGTGCCATCTAGGAACACATTGTTATGCATTGTATATCCAGTATACGTTCTATTATGTTTACACTTATGATTTTTATTATATTTTGATATGCGTTCTAGGATGCATAATGACATCTTTTGCCTCATATCAAGAAGAGGTGATATATTAGCCGGTACTTCTTCCATTGACTTATATCTAGATCTAATAACGACTTGTCTCTCAGCGTAATAATCCCTCGCTTTCTTCTTCTTCTCTATTAAATTTACATTTGCAGCCATTGCTCGTTGTCGCAAATCAGCT